ACGTTGGCGATTCAATATATGAGATTGGAATGAAAAATCTCGAGATGATGCTACTCGCAAAACACGGCGGCGGAGTTGGCATCGGAATAAATATGATTAGACCCGCCGGAGCTAATATAACAGGAAATGGAACATCTGATGGAACTGTGCCTTTTTGTAAAATCTACGATAGCACTATACTTGCCACGAATCAAGGATCTGTCCGAAGAGGAGCTGCAAGCGTTAACATTAATATTGATCACCCCGACTTTGAAGAGTGGTTGGAAATACGTGAACCTAAAGGAGACGTTAATCGTCAATCGCTCAACTTACACCAGTGCGCTGTGGTCGGCGATAAGTTCATGCGAAAACTTGATGCAGGTGATAAAGATGCAAGAAGACTATGGGGAAAGTTATTACAAAAGCGAAAAGCAACTGGAGAGCCTTATATTTTATTTAAGGGAAATACAAACAAAAATAATCCAGATGCTTACAGAAAGCACGGATTAAAAGTACATATGACAAATATATGTAGTGAAATTACATTACATACTGATGAGTCTCATTCATTTGTTTGTTGTTTATCATCATTAAATTTAGCAAAATATGATGAATGGAAAAATACAAATTTAATTTACGATAGTATATGGTTTTTAGATGGTGTATTAGAAGAGTTTATACAAAAATCAAAAGGTAAAGTTGGGTTTCATAATTCTGTTAGATCTGCTGAAAAAGGTAGAGCATTAGGATTAGGTGTGCTAGGCTGGCATACATATTTACAAGAACAAGGTTTACCATTTGAAGGTTTATTATCACAATATGAAACTAGAAGAATATTTTCACAAATTAAAATCGAATCTGAAAGAGCTTCCATGGCGCTTGCTGAAACTTTTGGCGAGCCTCTTTGGTGTCGTGGCTCTGGTTATCGTAACACTCATCTTCGTGCTATTGCACCTACTGTCAGCAATAGTAAACTTTCTGGAAATGTCTCTCCCGGAATTGAGCCGTGGGCTGCTAACGTATTCACAGAACAGTCTGCGAAAGGTACATTTATTCGCAAGAACCCTACACTTAAAAAGGTGCTTAGACGAAATAAAATCGACACTGAAAAAGTTTGGAACAAAATCTTAAAAGATGGTGGCTCTGTACAAGGTATAAAAGAATTAAATGATGTAATGCTAGGTAAGTATAATGATATACCAGCTAAGGAAGTATTTAAAACATTTAAAGAAATTAATCAATTAGAATTAGTTAATCAAGCAGGTATACGTCAACAATATATTGACCAATCTGTTTCGTTAAACTTAGCTTTTCCAGCTGTAGCCACACCAAAATGGATTAATAAAGTACATATGGAAGCATGGAAAAAAGGAATTAAAACATTATATTATATGAGAACCGAATCTGTACTGAGAGGTGACATTGCTGAATCAGCTATGGATGAAAATTGTTTAGCTTGTGATGGATAATAAAAATACAGAAAATTATAAAAATTTTATGACATTAGAAAGAATGTTACATCCTATTGATCCTAAAGTATTTTGGACTAAATATTGGGGTAAACAACATTTAGTTATAAGAAGATACAGTATATTAAAAACGATGTATACGTGGAAAAACTTTAATAATCATTTAAATCAATATCCTGAAATACCTGGATTAAAAATTATTAATAAAGAATTATTTCCAAAAGAAGAATGGGATTATAAAAAAATTAAATTAGGTAAATCAAAAATGCCTTTATTGTCAAAAAAAGAAATATATAACGCTTGGCAAAAAGGAAGTACATTTGTATTACCATTTGCAGAATATCAAAGAGAATCGTTATATTCAGTATGTGAAGAATTTGAAAGATATTTTGATAGAGGTCAAATTAATATATATTGTTCTTCTGGTAATAATTCAGATAGTTTTCCAGCTCACTCTGATTCAACAGAAAACTTTTTATTTCATTGTGAAGGAAGAGTTGCTTGGACTATATATGAAGAATTCGCACCTAATAAGCCTAAAAATATAAAAGCACAATTTATATTAGAGCCTGGGGATTTATTATATATACCGCAATATCAATATCATAAAGTTGATGTATTAGAGCCAAGAATATTGGTAAGTGCTCATTTTGCTAACAAGAAACAACAAAGTTTAAAATCTTTTAATATAACACCTAAGGGTGAAAGCAAAAGAATTAAATGGTATAATTTTGAAGACACATGCGGCTGCAACAAAACATAAAGCAATTACATAATGCTGATTCTTTTTTAGAATACAGAAAAGAACAAGAACAAAAGCATTTAGAAAAAATAAAAAATAGTAATAATCCTTTAGATTCTATTTTAACTATTGAAATAAATACAACAGAGTTATGCAATAGGAAATGTGTATTTTGTCCTAGATTCGATTCTAATGTATATCCTAATAGAAATTTAAATATGTCTGTTCAAACAGCAGATTTAATTGCAAGAAATTTAAGTAATTATAATTATAAGGGTAGATTATCTTTTAGTGGCTTTAGTGAAAATTTATTAAATAAAAATTTTACTAAAATAATTAAAGCAATGCGCGGACATTTAAAAAATAATTTATTTGAATGTAATACAAATGGCGATAAATTAAATCCTAAATTTGTAAATGAATTATATGATGCTGGGTTAAATATCCTATACATAAATTTATATGACGGTCCAGAGCAAGCAGATAAATTTATTGATATAATGGATAAAGCAGAAATAAGCAAAGAAAAATATAGTTTAAGAGCACATTATTCTCAAAAAGATTATGGATTAAAGTTAAACAATAGATCAGGAATGATTAATTGGATTGGTTTAGATGAAGATGATGTAAATAAATTGAAAGGTACCCCATGTTATTATCCTTTTTATAAAATGTTTATTGATTGGAATGCAGATGTTTTGTTTTGTTCAAACGATTGGGGAAGAGAAAAAATTATAGGTAATTTATTAAAAAATACTTTACAGGATGTTTGGATGTCAAATGAAATGAAAAAAGTTAGAAATAGATTAAAAAATGGTGATAGAACAGAAAGCCCTTGTAATAAGTGCTCTGTAAAAGGTACTTTATTTGGTAAACCTAGTTTTGATTTAATTAATAAATTTTATGAAAATACTAATAACGGGATCGTCTAAAGGCTTAGGCAAATCTTTATTTAATAAATTAGAAAATACAGAGAGTACAAATAAAGAAATTTATAATTTAAATTCTGATAAAGGAATAAATAAAATTATAAATAAAATTAAAAATAATAATTACGATGTATTTATAAATAATGCACATGCACATTTTGCACAAACAAAATTATTATCTAGTGTTTTTAATTTATGGAAAGATCAAAATAAAACAATAGTAAATATTATAAGTAGAGCAGCATATCCAAATATATCTAAAGGTTTTATGTATGCTTCTTCAAAAGCATCTTTATCTTTTTTATCTAATAGTTTAAAATTTAACACAAATAAAAAATGTAAAATAATTGATATAAATCCTGGTTTATTAAATTCAAAATTGCCTAGTTTAAGTAACGACGAAATGGCTGATATAATAATCTGGTGTTTAAATCAACCAAAGCATATAGAAATAGGAGAAATATCCGCATGGCATTCTGCGCCTTATGTAGATGTACAAAAACAAAAACAAATATTATTAAATGAAAGCAGGAAAAATTTGGGGTAAAACCGAAATGATACACAAAAATGGTGTATTAGAATTTCACAGAATAGAATACAACAAAGGATTTAAATGTTCAGAGCACGAACATAAATTTAAATGGAATGGATTTTTTGTTGAGTCTGGTAAAATGCTAATAAGAGTTTGGCAAGATGATCAAAGTTTAATTGATGAAACAATACTTGAAGCTGGCGACTTTACTATGATTAAACCCGGTAAATTTCATCAGTTTGAAGGATTAGAAGATGGTATTGCATTTGAATTATACTGGGCTGAATTTAATCACGACGATATTAATAGAAGAACATCAGGTAAAAAAATATAAAATGAGAATATTTATAGGACACGACACAAGATATGAAGATGCTAGTAGCGTATGCAGGCAATCAATAATTGAAAATAGTTCACCAAATGAACACAAAATTACTTATTTACATAAAGAAAAATTAAAAAACGCTGGCGTTTATGGTAGAGCTGATGTTGAAGGTGAATCAACTGAATTTTCTTTTACAAGATTTTACGCACCGCTTACAGCTAATTTTACAGGAACTATTATGTTTTGCGATCAAGACTTTGTGTGGCTATGTAATCCATCAGAAATATTAGATACACTTGATATGTCAAAACCAGTTCATTGTGTAAAACATGAAATAAATTCAGATGATATACAAACAACAAAAATGAATAATCAAGTTAACAAAGTATATCCAAAAAAATTCTGGAGTTCATTAATAATATGGACAGATCCAACGGCTTTTAAACACATTACAAAAGAGTCGTTAGATGGAGCTTCAGCTAAAGCATTACATCAATTCCAATGGGTTAATCCTAAACAATTAGGCTCAATAGATAAAAAATATAATTATTTAGTAGGTTATTATAATGATAATAACTATAAAGCTTTACATTATACTCAAGGAGGCCCTTGGCTACCAAATTATGAAAATTGTGAACACGCAGATAAATGGCATCAAGTATATTCAAGAATACCAAAAATAAATCAATAATATTAGTTGGTAATTCTGTTGAAATCATGGAACATGAACACCATGAGTTTATAGACAGCCATGATATAGTTGTGCATTTTGGATCTGCTTTAGACGCTACCGATAAGCAGAAAAAATCAATAGGAAAAAGAACTGATATTTGGGTAACTGGACAATTCAGAGCAGGATTATTTAATAAATTTTATTCTGAATTTAAAAACGGAGAATATAAAAATATAAAAATATTATTAAATAGATGTAGAAAAAATTGGCATGATAAAACATGGATTATAGAAGATAAGTTGCCAAATGAAATGAAGTATGAAACAATGTTTTCTGATAAAGAAATGTTTGAAATGATGAAAGAGCTAAATAAATCTACAAAATCTGAATATAGATTTTCTGCAGGATTTTTAACAATATTATTTTTTATATTTAAAGTAAAAAATTATAAAAGCTTATCTTTAATAGGGTTTGATTTTTTTGCTAAAAGCACTAAAACAAGAAGAATGGCTCCTTTAGATGACCCTAAAATACCAGGGTATGTAAGTAAATGCGATCCTCATAGTTGGCATATGCCATTATATACGATAGCACAGTCTTCGCATGAAATGCAGTTTGAACAAGATTATGTTTTAATGTTAGAAAGAAGAGGGCTTTTAAAATGGCATATATTAAGTGATTTAAAAAAATCTAAAATAAAATATACAAATTGGTTAAATAAAAAATAAATTTATATTACTATATATTTAGTTTCACTACCTTCACGATATGCTTTCAGACATCTGTTTCTGTTAGCTTCTTCATTTACATATGATATATGCACCCAGTCAGGATTTTCATCCGTTCCAAATTCCCATATCATTTGATCAAAATTTAAATTAGCTTTAACATATTTATACATGTCTGCATTAGACATATAGCCATATGTATCATCTATATCAATTGCTTGCCCGTGGCAATGTTGTGATTTACTCGACCCGCCGATTGCTTGATTAAGTTCCGGCCCGCGGTACCT